AAATGCTATAGGTCCTTCCTTTGACATACGTTCCCTTCTTAATGCTCTCTCAGAAGGTTCAATAATTTTTTCAATATCTTCTAGGGTTGCTTCTGGATTTTTCTTTAAAGTTTGTACTAACCATCTATAAGACATAGGTTGTAGTACCTTAGTTGTACCATTCCACTTATAACTTATAGTATTTAATAATACTTTAAATTTTTCAGGTGTTATGTTATATTGATTTTCTTTTTTAACTAGATGCTTAACCCATTCCAATAAGATTCTTTTTGCTTTATATCGAATCTTTTTCATTTGTTTTGGATTCATTATAATTTTGGTATTCCTAATATTGGTCTTCCATCAAATTTATTTTTACTCGCAAAAGGACCATCTAAATGATTATAATGAAGAAATACTTGCCCACAAGTTTCTCCTTCAAATGGTTCTCTCCAATGCTCTAATTCACATCCACTATATACTAGCATATCTCCTACTTCAAGCAAGACTTTAGTGCCTTTTGGAGCATTAGGTTTATGTATATTTTTATATTCATCTATTACAAAGTCACCTCCTGTACCATCTATAAATATAGCCCATGGATTACCCCCTAAGTGAATAGTAGTAGATATTTCACAGCTAGGTCTATCTTTATGCCGTCTTAAAACATCTCCTTTTTTATATAATCTTGCATATGAATAAGTAGGTATTAATTGAAGTCCTGTTTCTTTTTGCATTACTGGTAATACTTTCATCATTAAAGTTTCCATTATCATATCCGCATAACAAGAATAAGTATTTGGAATTTGCTTATCAGACCAGGTGCCTAGCATACCTATATCATGAACAATATTATTTTCATACATAAATTTAACTGCATCACGTTTAAGTAAAAAATAATTAAATATAAAATTAGCTAGTTCAAAAGAAACTGCTTTTTTAATTACTTGATATCTATTTACTCTAAACATTAAAACACTTTTGCATAAAATTAAAAGATATTGATATTCTATTTTCATTAGATTTATTAGGATCTACACAATGGGTCAACCAAGCAGGAAACATAATAAGTCTTCCAGCTTTAGGCTCAAAGTGAGTTTCTCGCCATAGTCTACTAGGTGTTGGTCCCTCTTTTTGCCTTGGTCTAGACATTGATGCTGCAGCCCTTGGGTCATCTATTTTTAAATGACCAGAATTTGGAAGAGCCTTAACATAATAAACACCAGACCATAAAGAATTAGGATGTATATGTGCTCTATTCATTCCACCAGGTGGATTAATGTTTGCCCACATATTACCTAAATAAGGTTCACTATCTAAATGTTCTTGCTGGTATATAGTTCTTTGTGCTTCAAATAATAAATCAACTAGTCTTTTATATTCAGGTAATTCATTCATATCTGTTTTCGAGTGCCAACCATTAACATTAGTTCTACTTAATCCTTTATCTCTATTGGCCCAAGCAATAATATCTCGTTCTAATTGTTCATTTAAACCAGGTTCATTTAAATCTGCAATATAAATAGGTGTTGGAAAGTGTAATTCTCTAAACATTACTTAAATGGTGTACCTCCAAACCACATTACTAAAGATTTTCTTGTTCCCCTTATAACTGGTGCAACTCTATGCCTAATAAAAGATGCAAAAAATACAGCTTGTCCTTGTTTAATTTTAGCAACTTTACCCCCAGCCATTAATTCTAAGTCCCCTCCTTCAAATTCATTTTCAGGGGACAATAATAATGTCATAGATATTTTTCTAACTGGTGGCTCGTGCACCATATTAACATCATTATCTACATGCCAATCATAAAAACCACCTTCTGGATATTCTGTATACTGTGCGTATTCTGTTAATGACATTCCATCAAAACCAAAATGATTTCCATTAGCTGTTTTCATTGCTAATTCAATGTCTTTATACATCTCTGGCATTTTTTTAAATGGTATCCAACTAATATGTGAAGTTCTTGTTTTAGTATCTATTACTCCACCTTTAATACCTTTACCACTTCCTACTTGAGCATCTATTTTAGGTTGAGATCTTCCAGATTCAATAATCATTTGGCATTGTTTTGGTGTAAATATTGGTCCTGTTGTTTCAACTATAAAAGATTTCCAACGTGGCTCTGTTATAATCATGCTGCTCCTCTATTTTTTATTGGATCAAAATTTACATCACAATTTGCAGCTAAAGTTCTTCTTGTTTCAGTCGTTCCATTAAATGGATAAACTACATGTCTCATATCATAAGGAAAAATATAAAAATCTCTAAGATCCATAGGTGGTTGATAATCTATTTTAGCAAACTGACCATTAGCAGCCCCTAATATTTGTAGCCTACCATTTTGTTGCATGTGCTCTGCTGAGTATTCTCTGCCATATGTTGATGGCAATTTTAAAATCATAACAGAAGATAAACCAGTAAATAACATTCCTCTATGAACATGGGCGGGGTTGTACTCATGTTGTTTCATTTCATTAACCCACACTGAATTTAAATGTAACTCGTATTCTTTTATTTTATTCCAATTCAAATAATGTTTAAATATAGTTAAAAAATAATCTGTAACATTTCTAGGTAGTTTATTATGATTTTTCATTTTTGTTTGATCGGCTCCATTATAAAACAATGAATGTTCTTTTTCTATTTTACCAACTAGTTGTTTATTAGCTGGATAAAGATTATTAAAATCTTGTTCATAAATTTTATTAATAGTTGTAAAAATATCTAATGGCACTTGATATTTTAAAATAGATTGACCTAGAAATATAAAATCAAATTTAGGCGTTTGGTTTTCCATATCGTGGAAGTTCTTCTTTCTTTTCAGTTTTATTTTCTAATTCTCCTGTTTGTTTAATTCTTTCTAAAGATCGTAATTGACCTACAATATTAAATACTTCTGATTCTGGTGTACTGCTAGTTATGTTTTTTGCTTTTCCAGCGTACATTTTATGATAAGATTCTAATTGATGTTGATTAACATCTTTGTCATTAAAAGATCCATCATTAAATTCTTTCTTTAGCATAGACCACATTTTAATTTCTCTCATTCTATGTCTTGCAGTTTTTTCCATAGATGCTTTTCCAAATCTAGCTTCATCTAAATCTATTTTATATTTGCTTAATTTATATTCATCTTGTGCAAGAACTGGTTTTCTTTCTTCTTTACTAATCTTACCTTCTAGCCATTTAATTTTTGCATCGTTTCTTCTATAATCAAATGACAAAGACATTAAATTATCTAGATAAGTACTTTGTTCTCTAACACATTGCCAATATTTAGAAGCTTTAGTTGGATAACGATTATCTTGTAGTACAGAAAACCTTGCTTCAGTTTCTGTTCTAAACATTTGTTTTTTAGTCCAAGTATCACGAAGTTCATCTACCATATTTTTAAAAGAGGATAAGTCTTCTTTTTCAAGTAAATTATTTAAATGTATTTCTTCTTTTTGTATAATATCTTTAACGTCTTTTTTGTCAGTCATTAATTATCTCCTTAAATTGTTTGAATCATTTTTTTAATATCATCTTCTAGTTTTTTACCAACACTGTTAGCATGATTAATAATTGCAGCACATAGATTAGCTTGGTATTTAAAATCTTTAAGTGCTTCTCTTATTTTACCTACAGGTTTTCCACCATAATCTATTACAATAGAATTTTCTTTATTTAATCCTATTTTTAATTCAAATAGTAATCCTGTATGTTTTGCTATTTTATTTTTTTCCATCAGACACCTCAGTATTTTGCTTCTTAACAAAATCTGCACCAATGCTAGGATCTAGCTGATTCAATGTTGCAAGCATATTCATTAGCTTAACAACTTCAGCATATGGTTTACTCATCAAATATTTCATAATCTCTGTAAGTTGTACAGAATTTATTAAATAAGTTCTTGGGTTTGTTTGTGTTGTTTTTTGTTTCACATTATTAGCCATTTTTCTTTCTCCTTATTATTATTGACCTTTAAATTGATAATACTTATCCTCTATTAAATCTTCATTAGATAGATATGGATTAGTATTAGTTTTTTTATCATAGATTTCTTTTAAATCTCTGATAGTTTGATTGAGAGTTCTGCCTTGTCTTAAACATCCACAGACTAAATCTTCTACTTCTATTATTGCTTGTTTAACTTGTCCCATCTTTTACCTCCATAAAATTTTCAAGATGTGTATATTCGTTTATTAATTTATTTAAATACCATTGTGCTTTTTGTAAATCTTCCAATGGTTCTCCTTTAAATTTATATCTAGAAACATATTTCAAAACATTTCCTTTGAGATATCCATGATACTCATCATCCGTCATACAATCACGTATAACTTCTATAGTTTCTTTCTTACCATACTTATAATGAGCAGGTGAATTAACATTATCGTCTGCCATATTCTCTCCTAATTGCTTTTATATCTACAGTTTCTAAATTGTATTGGCCATTCTTAACTTCTCTTTTAACTATCAATCCACTCCACCACATATGTTGTGTATCTCTAGCAAAATGTTCTGTGTGACTTAGATAACAACCAGCAGATAAGGCATGTAGCTTTTTACCATTAGGTAAAGTGGCTACAGCATAATCTATTAAATGACTATGACCTACTGTTGCAGAAACTTTATGTTTGTTTAATATACTTCTTGCTACGTTCTCACCAGATATAGCTGAACCCATAATACCTGAAGGCAAATGATGTGCATAATGTACACCATCAACTACTTTTATGGCTTTATAAGGTACTTCTCTCCATCCATACTTCTTATAGTGAAGATCTTTTATACTTATAGATCCATCTAGTTCTGGATTTTCATCTACAAACCTATCAATTCTATCTTCATGATTACCATGAAGCATAATCTTAATTGGTTTATGACTACCTAATCCTTTATTAAATAAAGATAAAGCATGATGTGAATGATCCATATCTTTTTTATATCTTCTACCTTCAAATGATTTCTTACCTCTATCATATGTAGATAAAGAATCCATACTACAAAAGTCACCCATGCATATAACATGTGTAGCTTTTATATCTGCAGCCATTCTTCCTGCCCACAGAAATCTATCATTGTTTGCTTTAGGGGTACAATGAGGATCAC